CCCGTAATGGGATAGTTCCGAGACCCACAGAGGAACCCCGGTTGCCATGCGACTGGTGTCGGTGAAAGTCCCCAAAGCCCGCCGGGAGGCTGAGAATATCCCGGCGACAACGATTGTCTTGGGTGGCGTCGGTCTAGCGGAAAATAGTACGCGCGGCTACCCCCAGGGCTCCAGTGTTTAATATACCGGAAGCAGTAGCGTGCCGACTAAGGAGATGACATTGGTAGAAGGGCTGATATAGAGTACTCAGTGCCCTGCCTCGCGAGGTAAACAACTGAACGGAGTGTGGCTTTAGTGCCCGGCAGCTCCTTAAATAACGTGACGTTAGCTAGTCACGCTGCCCCTGCTACGCGTCCTGACTGAGGTGCGTAGTAATGGTAATTCAGTTCCTACTAAGAACAATAAGGGTAGAGGTCCCAGGAAAACTCAGAACAAAAAGACGTCGTCTCCCGCCACTGGCGGTTTGAAGATCCAGGGCAGCGGAGATTACGCATCCATCAAGAAGTCGATGTTGGCTATGATGAAGCCGCTGGCTAAGCGCGCGTTGCAATCAGGCGGCGCGGCGCTCGGCGGTATGGCAGGAAGCGCGTTAGCAGGGCCCGCGGGTGCAATCTCAGGTGCGTCAGCCGGCAGGATGTTGGCGTCGCGCTTCTCGAAACTCGTGGGCAGTGGAGATTATGCCACAAACATCGAAGACATCACCCACAATTCGATCGTACGTTACTCAGGTGCCAGTGAGTACGCCAGTTTCGCCGATTCGAAGACATCCGTGCGCATCAGGCACCGTGAGTATTTGCAGGATTTGTTTGTCGGCACCACCGGGGTGTTTAGCAACACCACGTTTTCGGTCAACCCCGGGTTGTCGAACACGTTCCCCTTCTTGTCGCAGATAGCGTCGAATTTCGAGGAGTATCACATGCACGGTTGCGTGTTTGAGTTCGTGTCCACCACGAGCCCGTACAACTCCACGTCAGCGATGGGGTCCGTTGTTATGGCGATGGAGTACAACGCCAACAACCCACCATTCACCTCGAAGCCGCAGATGGAGAACAGCGACTTCGCGGTGTCGGCTAGGCCGGATAAGTCTATGATCTATGGGGTTGAGTGCGCCAACAACGCGACCAACAACTATTACATCCGCCAGGGAGCCACAGGGTTGCCGCTGACCACTACGGATATTGTTCTGATGAACATTGCCACGCTTACGCCTCTAGCAACTGGGGTGAACTTGGGCGAACTGTGGGTGTCATACGACGTAGAACTATTCCGGCCGCACATCTCCCCCGCACGATATGGGTACGCTCACTTCTCCTTGCAAGTTCCTAACGCCACACCCGCTGGCGTTATCAACTCTACGTACGCAACGGCGATTGCTGGCCAACCGCCCGGCGGTGTTAAGCAAGGGACTTTGTCCGAGTTAGCCTTCGGGAGTGGCGTCGGGTCGCCGACACTGACGTTTGCCAACGTCGACATCGGGGACACGTTCTACGTCATGTGCACCAGCCTGGCGTTGAGCGGTGTCCAGGCGATCACTGCGACCACTGTCGGTTTCACTGCGGTGCTAGTGTTCAACGGTTACACACAGTCCACCATTGTCACGCCATCGGCTGCTGGACCATGGACAGCGCTTTACATGTTGACCGCCACGTCGAATGCACTCACGCCGACGCTCACCCTCAGCACGTCTTCGGCTGTGACCGCCGCAGGCCAGGGGAAGCTTGACATCATCGTCACCGACGTGGGCAACGGGCTCAGCACATGGCTGTCCTTGCCAGCAGCGACACTGTAATCACGTGTGGTCGTGTATCGTTGTAGTAATCCATAGTTATGGTGTAGGCCTTGTGCGCCACACCAATTGTATGAGGGAGGAGTCATGAGCCCCCTCAATGTGGAAGCCTCACAGGCAAAGCCTGTAAGTTGGGAGTGTTCAGCCCACAAGCGCGCGTCGTGGCGTCTTAGCGAGCGCGAATTTTAAAACATCACCCTTTAGGGTATACCGGAGTGTTTAGCCGGCGTGCGAGGTGTAGGTTTTTACCACATCTCACCAGATCAGTTAGTTGCGCCTGGCGGTGCGACCTGTTTTGGCGGTCTGCGGGTCCCCATAGGAGGGGGACCGCCTCCTCGGTTCATCACCGCGGCGATCGAGGGTATGGACGTCTGTAGAAGTCAGATGTGCTCATGCTTCATGACTGCTTGCTGAGTTATCTTGTAGTGTGTTGTCCCCGCGGCACACTATCAGCCCCTTCTATTGGGCAGGATGGCAAAAAGTGAGTTTGTTTTGGAAGCGCTCATAAATATAGGTTGTAATGCTTGGAACAACCCTTCCCGGCGGGTGAGATCCCGGGGAGTAATATCGGCGTACCGAATAAAGCGAAAATATAAGCAAATACGGGCGCCGTCGTGCTATGCCTAAGGGCACGACATTAAATAAACACCGCCTATGATAAATTTAGGCACCGTGCTTGATCGGCTATTATCAAGCGGACACCTGGGAAAGACCAGGATCGGGGGGGGGTTTGCGGCGCGGGGCGAAGCTTCGTGCTGTGAACAAGTCGGGGAACAATTAGGCAGCACCCGCGTAAGTGCAATTAGAAGTCCGCCAGCTTCTATGTCAATTATTAGTATAATGTCAACCTTAGGGAACAGTGAATTCGACAATATGTCGTCCATCGCCACATCGGCTGATGAAGAGCGCGAGCAGCGCTATGACCAGGCGGTGCACGCCGGTCAGGGTGACCCCCCCCCCAATAGTGGGTCACCATCACCGCAAGCAGGTGAGCAGTCGCGCCCCCGTGGTCAAGAGGTCTCTGATCCGGGTCGGCGCGCCCGAAACAAGTGCACCACCCTCAATGGGAGTCACGGAGAATGCACCGAGACTGATGACTTGGCGACCCGCACCCAGGTCACCACCGACGCGACCAATGCGTTCAACGCGCGTCGGCGTGCACAACAAGAGTCAAGAACGATCAAACGCGTCGTCGAGGGCAAACAAAGACCAGTCTATGGCGCGCCTGGGAACAACCCCGGGGCCGTGGACCCTGCCGCACCAGACCGGGGCGAACCCGGTGAGCCGGGCGAAGTCGGTGTGGATCCGTGGGAGAGGCCGATGCCAACCGACGCTGAAAGGCATGCGTTGATCAAGAAAGAGTGCGATATCATGGTTTACGAGAACGCGCACGGTGTGTACCCCCACCCGTTCACCACGGGTCTGTCTCCCGTGCTTATCGGTGGTGAGTTGTGTCCGTTTCCCACGACAGACGTGCTCCAAGCACACGGCTGGCACTGTTATGCATGTGGGCCAGGGTGGGTGGCTTTACACCCTGATGACCGGTACAACACCACACTTTGGAAGCCCACGCCGTTGGTCAGCACTCTCGACATCCTTGGTTATTCGTATCGTCACAAGGAGATACCCGACGAGGTGCACGTCAGGCCATACACCGCCATCATTCTGGACACCGTGTATGCCAGCCTGTCCAAGATGTTCCCAGCAGCCAGGCACGATGAGGCTCTATGTAACGCCACCATGGCGTATTGCGTGAAAGAAGCGCCACATGAGTTTGTCAAACTCGCTACCAGCACTGCCGAGGCCTACTGCCACGGCGTGAGGTACCGCGCAATCATGAGGTCAACACGCGACCACGGCTCTATATATGCCAGCAATGGTGGGATGATATCACGAGAAGACCCTGACCTCGTCAACAACATCTGTAAGTACCTCAAGTCATACAAACTAGACGGCCCTTTACAGATTATGGATGTCGAGGCACCGTCCGAGATGGCCGAGAATTTCACGGTTAGAGCAGATATCAAGTTCACGTGCCCAGAGAATCAAGATCCCGTACGCCATCGGCTCCACTTGGATTCGAACGACGACCCAACCTTCGTCCCGCACCACCGACCAGGCGAGAAACCCATCACCACGTATCGCACGTCATATGGATCACTTTCCGCCGATGTCTTGAAGACACAGTACGCACCAAGCAACAATGTGAACATGAGCGCGGCACTGCGCCGGGTCATCGCATCGAAGAAAGAAGTCAAGCAGACAGACACGTCGCCCAGCGCTGCGGGCGAGAATGAGCTCCGGTGCAATGCGCTGAGGTTAGCCGCGCGAATCGCCGCTGTGCAGCGCCATGCCATTCTTGGGACGAAGACACACGTAGGCGAGCGCGATTTCATCGACGACCTCGAGGAGAGCGTCATGTGTGACCGCATTATAAGTGACAGCGCCACGATTTATGGCAAGGACTCGAGTGTTCACCGCCGCCCCGATGGAGCTGATTCCGAAACCCGGGAAAGTGTCGACAAGTTCATCGCCGACTGTATGCATAAGGTCATAGAAGGGTGCACACGCACTAGGGTCCAGAAATTCTTGGACTGCTTTCACACCGGCGCGCACTGGTCTTACAACAAGGGCTTCGAGCTGTACCTCACCGTGCTTCATCCCTATTTATCGCGTGAGGCGTGTTCGTTAATACCACACCTTAAGCGCGAGTTGCGGCGCGCATATGTCAAGGGTGTTCTGTTGCACCTCGACGACGACGTCATGGTCAGGAAACTGGACGCCGTTGTCAAGAGAGAGATCGCTAAAGCCGGGAAAGTCCCGCGGTTTGTCGCGGCGTACGGCGCCGGGTGCATGTATGCGAATGAGCTACCCGAAATGGTAAAGGTGTGCCTAAATGGGTCTCACACGTTTGTAACCCCAGCGGAGTGGGATCTGTTTAACGAGCCCATTTCGCTGATGATAGACGTGTTCGCGAAGCCTAAAGCTGGTGTCCTCCCCGAGATGTTCCGAAAGCTGGATGAAGCCCGCAGCATCCCGAACCATGTCTACGTGATGTTGTTTTCTGACGATTCGTGCTACTCCGGCTGTGTCGACGGGGAGTCCTTCTTGTTCAATGCCGACATCTCGGGCAATGATGCCAGCCAGGACGCACCAGCCTTCTATTGCACCATTGCATCCATCGGCAAGTTCCACCGTGTTCGTGCTTTAGGGTTACTGAAGCAGTGTATGCTACCCATCGAGGTGAAGGACAAGGAGTGCGCACGTGTTGGCAAGGCGAGTAGCTTCAAAATCAAAGTCAAGGGACCCTTCGAAGGATCCGGGTCGGTTTTAACCACTGTCCTGAACCATCAAGCGAGCATGATGATCGCCATGGGGTTTGCCGGCATGCTCGCAACTCGTCGTAGCGGGCACCGTCAACGCGGGGTGTCCTCGTGCCTAACGGAGGGCGCCGCGCTTGTCGGCCACACCATGACCATGGACGCCTGCGAGTGCATGGAGGATGTCCTTTTCTTGAAGAGATACCCGGTGGGCACTCGCGGCCACTGGAGCCCGGCAATCGCGGCGGGCTCACTCCTACGCAATTTTGGCAGCGTAGACGGCGACTTGACCC